TCTTTGCTTCTTTCTAGAGATCATATACTGTATAAATAAAGATATGTTATTCTCTATTACTGTCCATGCATTATACCATTCTATAATTAGCTCTAGTTTCTGGTGGGTTTTATTAATGTCATCAAATCTACCGCACCATGCAGCTACTATTTTATCTTGTTCTATATAAGTTTCAGTTTCTGTACCAGTTACTTTCTTTACTTCTACTGGAGCTTTCATTACATATATAGAACATAATGATTCTGAGGTGGTTGTTTTACCTTCTGACACGGGGTCAATAGAAGCATAATACTGTCCAAATGCAGGATCGGCTATTGGTCTTTCCCATACCACAAGAACACCGGTTTTATCTTCTGTATTCTTAGTAATTGGGAATTCTATTATTGGTCTTTTATTAGAGGGCTTAACTGATGCTTTACCATTCTCATCTGTAAATATGTCTAAGAACTCATATCCATATTCTTTGTCCTCTATTCTTCTTTGTTGTGCAGTAACAAGATGTGATGGAAAGACAGATACTGTTCTATGTGCAAATGCTTCTTCTATATTTCTTGGATGCTGTGAGATTCTTAGCTGGTAAGTTTCCGGATCAAGTTCTTTTTTCCAAGTATCAAACTGTTTATCTAAAGCTTCTAATGCTTCTGTCACAAGTGAATTACCGTACTTGTCTATATAAGGAGGCATAGACCATTGCTCAGGAATAAATAAACCTGAGAGACCTCTAGTACCTTTATCATCTATTAGACTACTTTCAACAGCATATATGTCACTGTCTAATGGTTTAAGAATCATTTTTCTTAATGGTTCACATTGAGATAAATCACCCACAGATCCTGCTGCAATAAACATCCCTGTAGTAATCAAACCTGATCTCATTGCTGGTCTCATATACTCATATGTCTGATCCATCTTAGGTGCAATTCCGGCCTCTTCATGAAAGAAGTATTTAACCGGACCCCCTACACCATTTGTAGGATCTTTTTCAAATGACATACCTTGCATAGTACCCTTTAAACCCACTTCTGTTTTTCTGTCTCCTTTTCTTACTTCAATCTTCTGCTGCCACATTAAGACTTTGTCTGGAGACATTGGACGGTACCATGCAGTATGCTCATTAAGGAAGGCAGCATATTCCGATAAGAACTTCCAAGAACCTTTCTCATTGATATAATCTTTAAGACTTGCTCCCATCTTTAAAGTAACCCCGGCTTCAAACCAAAGCTGATTAAGTAACTTAGATATATGAAAGTATGAGGATGCTATCTGACGTTTCTTTAAGATAGCTACATGTTTATAGTTTAGTTCTGCAAGTAATTCATATAATGCCATATGATACTGTGCATCCCGGATCTTAGCAAAGTCAAACTTTTGTTGTTCCTTATCAAAGATAGGTAAGAAGTTTAACCACATGTAATAGTCTCTAGTAAGATACCATTTCTTATCACCATTTATATAAAATACTCCTTTTCTGCATTTAGCTTTCTGATCATCCCAATAAGTTATAAAGTCTTTGGATTTAAAAGGAGCTGTACAATATACATTCTGTGTTCTGAATACTGTTGCTTGTTCATTAAAAAGAAAACTTGTATCATCAAAATCATAAATACCCGGTTCTTTAAATATATCTGCTATGGCTCTAGAAAATTCATCTCTAGTATCATATGATACAGTTGTCCATGTACCATTATCCCAACAGGGTATATCTTGATATATTTCACTCATGATTAACTATCATAAGATAAACCAATACCACCACGGACTTTACTAGACTGTTCATCTTGTAAGTCTTTATATACTCCTTTGAAAGATTGTCTAATACCATCAAAGTCTTTTGCTAGTGCTCTTATCTGTGCAATATTACCATCTTTACCATCTGTGATTTGAGCAGTAGCCAGATAGTTAGATATTCTATCTAATGCTTTTTGCATACCTGTATATGCTCTAGATGTAGGAGTTTCATATAATTTCTCACAAAACCTAAGTGCATTATATATCTCTGTGTCTTCTGTAGAGAACTCACCTTCTATTTCTCTCATGATTAAACTTTCTTTTTCTACATTAGGTGTATGAAAGAAAGGATTGATGTCAGGATCCGGACATGTCATATAAAATAAATACTGATATATCTTAAGATGATCCTCTGGATACATATCCATTATATCTTTTAAAGACTTAAGTGTATAACAATGTTCAGTAGGAATCACTGTTCTATTTTGGACATCAAATAGTTTAATCAACATTTTTATTTCTTTTTAATATTTTGTTTGTTGTCATGCAAATAATGTATTATAGCATGCACTTCATCTACTAAATATGGTACTGCAATTGGTGTAACTTCTTTTACTATTGGTTCTCCATTATCATCTAACTTACTAATTGGATAACCCCAGCTATCTTCTCTATCTACTTCAAATGTAATATGATGAATAAATATTTTTCCTGATCTAAGTTTAGGGTTATGCTTTAATATAATATACATATAAATGCTGAGCTGCAAAGCATAATGATAAAAATTACAATCATCTAAATTATTTACAGGATGCAACATCTTTTCAGATATCCCTTCCCAGTTAACATATGACTCTTTCTTTATCTCCTTATTAGTTTTGTAGTCAATGATATTTACTTTACCATTGACTACTTCTACTAAATCTGATTGTCCGCAGATACCTGCTGATCTTAAATAGACCATATGTTCTGGATACACGCCTGGATCTAATTTTTGTGAAGGTGCTGTTTTAACTCCTTCTTGAACTTCTGATGGTTTAAATATAGGTATAGTAGTTCCTTCTACACTTAATGAAGCTAATGAACATAAGTCAGCTTCTCTTTGATTATGGTACCATGTACCAAGAGTAAGAGATCTAGTAGATTCATTATTCCAGATCTCTTGGATAATCTTAGGATCTACTCCAGACCATTTAGATCTTTTGCTTTTACTTACTTTCTCTGCTACTGCTTTAGCATCAAAAGGTTTTTTAAAATGGGAAACAAGTGTTGTTACACTTATCCAATCAATAGCTTCTCCATCTATACTAGAGTAACTATGATTATCTGCATTAAATACTATCATAACTTTTCTAATTCATCTTCTTGTTCTTCTGTAGCTATAGAATCCCATTTACCTAATGGACATTCTGATGATAATGACCGGGTTTTAAATGCTAAAGAACATCCACACTCAGCACAACAAGGTTGAGTACCTTTTACAGCACATTCTTTACCTTTAGTATCTAAGTGCTCGCAGTCATCACATACATCATGTCTCATGCGGGCTATGTCTTCTACAAACTCATCTCTAATTACAGAGTTTTTAATTCCTTCTAGGATTCCTTTTCTATTCTCCCAAATTGTCTTCAGTACTGTTTTCATATTTACCCTTTTTAAAAATTTCTTTTTTAGTTTCTTGAGCAACTATCTTTTCCTCAAGTTTAATTAATAAATCTAATTTTACTTCTATCATCTTTTTATTATAGTAAGCACCAAATGTAGAAGTATCATGATTCTCTAAACTTTGTTTATATCTTGGTATATCTCTTCTAATTAAAGTTTTTTTTGCAACAAAATGACCAAGACCATCCATATTTAGTCTTGGCTCTTCAAGATTTGTTAGTAGATTTCTTAGTTCCTTATAGGCATATTCAACTAAAGTTTGAACTAAATTCTCATTTACATTTAAATCTTCTGATATAACAGTGTATAGCTTACTGGACTTCTTCGGTATCATGTCCTAAGAATTTATAGTCTAATAATACTGTACCTGAAGTTTGTATTTTAAGCTCAGGATTTAATTTGATTAGTTTTTTATTATCATTATCTTTTATAACTAATCCATTTTTCTCAGCTTTATTAATACAATTTCTTACTGTTTGTGGTGATTTAAATATTGATTCTTCTTCTGCAGATGCATCATAACAAAAATGAGTTAGCTCAATTGGCTGATTAAAGCTAAGTAAAGTAAGACAGTTTAAATCAGAATCACTCATTGCTATACGGTTAATATAGCAATGAGTTAAAATCTGAAATTTTACAACATCCCATTTGGGCATTTTAACACGTTTCTGTACTTGATTTACAAGAGCCATGACTAGTTTCTTTTAAGTCTTCTACCAGCTGGTGCTTCATTTTGCAATGGTTGTTCTTCTTTTAAATCTTCTTCATCATCTCCTTCTTCTTCCATTGGTTGTTGTGATTGCATCATCATAGCATATTGCATCTGAATTTGAGTTCTTTTAAATCTGTACTCATCAATCTCAGCTAATAACTTTTCATACTTTAATTGAGCTTCTAAGTATGGGACAGATTCAGTATAAAACTGCATCATTTCTTCTTTGCGAGCAACTAGTTCTTCTTGACTTAATTGCTCATCAATTTGTTGGTTTTCCATTGATTTTTAATTTAAAGTTTATACAAATATACAATAAAAGTTTAAACTAGATATATTTAAAATAAAAAATCCAGGCATAGGACATACCTGGATCATTATAGTTTAAGTGTGTACTATCTATTTTTAATAGTAAAGTTTAATACAGTAATAAGATAAAACTCTCTAGAAAAATCTACTTCTAATGTGAATATGTCTAATGCTGAGATTCTCAGTCTTACCATTAATTTATCCCATTGTCTAGCTGAACCTTTCCAGTTATTTCTAAACTTCATTACTTTTTATTTTTTTTAGCTAGATGTTTAAGAATCCAACGGCTGAATGTATTACCTACTGCTTTCAATGCTTTGTTATCAGCATCTACTGTAACTTTAGAACCTTCAGCATCTTTAGTAACTTCAATATCTAATTTCTTAGTATCAATCTTAACATGCTTAGTGTCTTCTGTGTTATGTATTTCTACATCAATGTTTGGAGTGTCAACTACTACATCCAAGTTTTTGTTTTCTTTTTTAACAGTGACTTTGGTATTATTTACTTTTACTTCCGCATCAACTGTAACTTCTTTTTTCTTTGCCATTTTTAAAAGTTTTAATTAATTAATATACTATGACCCTATTTCAAAATGCATCCAGTCATAATTCTTTTCTCTACCCAGGTTTACAAAACCATGTTTGTAGAATATATCTATCATATCTTTATACTCAGGTCTTGCAAACCTAGCAGTTTTAGATGTTTCTTTTAATGTGTTTCTAGCAGGATCTAAGTCTATTGCTATTCCCCAAGAATGTCTTGACCATGCAGAACCACCTCTCATTTTACGGAAGTTAAAGCAACCACCAAATAAATCTATTCCTAGTTCTTTAATCTTAGGTAATCCATAAGTAACTAAAATATCTTTGAATACAGCTTCAAACTTATCAGCTACAAGCTTATGACATCTTAATTTACTTGTAGTAGTATCAGTATCCCAAGCCAATCTCATTGGATAAGGTAGGTTTACAGTTACTAAATATCCTTCTCCTGTCACATTAGGAGTTCCATATTTTTTAATTACTTGGGTTGTTGTCAACATTTTCTTCTGTGGTTGTTGGTTCTTCTACTGTTAGTTGTGATAATGTAGCAGCTACCGTTCCTGCTGTTACTACATATGTTGCTACTGTAACAACTGCTGCTGGTAATGCTACTGGAGCTGCAATTATAACCCCGGCAATTGTTCCAGCTACTATTGCAATCTGTTGCACTTTTTTCCAAAACTTAGGT